GGACGGGTCGAGCGCCTTCGCCGCCTTGAGGTACGCGACGTGCCCGCTATGCAGCCCGTCGAACGCGCCTGAGCAGAGAATCACTCGACCACGTTGGCGTCACGGTGGATCATCTCGTGCTGGTCACGGACGGCCCCCACGACGTTCAGCTTGCGGTTGAGATAGTCCGCCGCCTGATCCCCGAGCCGATCGGACGCTGCCGCCACGACTTCGTTTTTCGTCGCCTGCGGATCGCCCATGTTCTTCATGTTCTCTTTGGCTTTCGCCAGGGCGATCTTGTCGCGCCACACACGCGGCATCGACATCAGCAGTTCCTGCCCACGGTCGCCACGGGTGACGAAGCCGTCCGGTGACTTGACGAACCCGCCGACCTGATCGAGATCCGCGAGGTCTTCCGGCCGCACCGGCACCCAGCCTGCGTTCTTCGCCCGCCACACCTTGTCCGACGAGATCGCGGCGTTTACCCACCGGCAGACCAGCGACGGATCGCGGAGGTCAATCGGCGCGGTGGACTGCCCGTTGGGATTCTGGAGTCGGCGCTCGAAGATCTTGATGCGGTCGGGCGTCACGGTCGGCGTCGTCGCCGCGTCGGTCGGGTCGAGTTCCTTCTTCGGTCGGGCCATTTAGTCCTCCAGCGACATCGCCCGTCCGGGCGTATAGCCGCGTGTCTGTTCCTGCCACTTCGTCGCGCTCACGCCACGCTCAGAGGCGATCCGTTCTTCCAAGGCACTCAGCGACGGCCGGGTGCGCGGATGGCCTCCAGACGACTCCGTGACGAGCGCAGGCGGTGGTGCGGCGATGGTCGGCTTCTTCGATCCGTTCAACTGGTCGAGTCCCAGTGCCAGCGTGGCGAGCACGCCCGCGACACTCTGGTCGGCCACCAGTTCCGGCGGCATCTGACTCCAGATCGCCCGCAGGGACGCTTCGGACGGCGTGTTGCCGTTGCTGTCCTTCACTTGCCGCGCCATCTGGTAGTTCACGCTCGCCTGTTCCTGCTGCGTCCGCTGCCGAATCGGCGCGAGATGCTGGTCGGCGATGCGCGAGGCCCGCTTTTCCTGCAACGCCAGCCACTTCGCGCCACGGTCGTCATCGGGCGTGCCGTCAGGCTTGTAGAAGTCCATCAGCAGCGCGGCTTCGCGGGCGTCTGGATCGACCTGGGGCGCCGTCGGCGCGGCGGGTTCCGGGGCCACGCGCTGAATCAGGAGGTCTTTGTTGTTCTGGAGGAACCGCAGCGCCGGTTCGTTCTCGCGCTGCCATGCCTCCAACTGGTCAGCCTTCGCGGCCTTGTCGGAGAGGTTGCGCACCTTCTCGCGCAGTTCCTTGACGACGGCGTACGGCACGGCCTTCTGTCCGCCGATGTCCACGACTTCCGGCTCGTCGTCGTGTGGCGGTTCCGGCGTGCTTACGCTGAGCGTCTGCCGGTCTGCCGCAAGGATCTGCTCGGCATCCTCCGATACAGCGGAGGGCGCAAGCGAATCCGGCGAGTCGTCCTCCAAATTCATCAAGCCTTCGTCCACGGGTGCCTGTCCTTTCAGCGGAAAAAACAGGGCTGAAACGACAAAAGGCCACCGACCAACAACGCGTTAGCGTCATCAGCCGGTGGCCCTTCACCGATCAGCCCTTGTGTCGAAACGCCAGCCGTGGGCTACGGCTGTTCGGGAGCTACCCTAGGCGTCTCGTCAACGTCGATCTGTCTACATGTCGGTGACCACCGCGACCACATCCCGCGCACGCAGGATGAACAGCCGTTCGTTGTTGATTTCCACGACCTGTCCCGCACTCGGCGCGAACAGCACCCGTTCACCGACGCGAATGTCAGGCACGGCATTGCCGAGACTGATCACCGTGCCCGACGTTTCCTGCGGCCAGTCCTCGACCAGCGCCAGCCCGCCAGCCGTCTCGGTCACGACGGTGTCCGGCTGGACGAAGAGGCGATCCCCCAACGGTCGATAGCCCATTACAGCCCCCCTCTCGACGGTGACGGCGCGTCGTTCACGGTGTACTTGGACACGATGCGCGAGGGGTACTCCAGCAGCGCCGAGACGGCGCCCTGAATCGCCCGCGCCTGTCGCAGTTGCAGCAGCGCCTTCGTGTCGTCCTCTTCGTTGGCCACACGGGACAGCACGAGCGGCCCGTACTCGTTCGTCGCCCACTGCGCGAGCAAGCGCCAACCGGGGGACGTGATGAGGTCTTTCAGTTCGTCGATCTGTTCGGTGGTGTAGGTCATCGGGTCAGCAGCAGGGCCACGTAGTCGAAGCTGTGCGCGGGGCGCGGCTCTGGGGCCGTGGTACCAAGGAAGCGCCCACTGCGGTCGGCATACCAGCGGCCCGCCTCGCGCAGTCCCAGCGGCGTCAGACGCTCGGCCAGCGCGCGGTCGTCGTAGATGCGGGCTTCGGTGTTGAGGACTTCGTAGCCCGCCGCGTTGTACGGGATGTCGAGATACGCCCAGCCACCGGGGGCCAGCCACTGCGCGACGTCGGCCATGCACGTCACGTCGCCGTCGAGGTACTTCGGGTCCGCCTCGTAGTGGCCCAGCCCAATGTGCTCGATGCTGGAGATGCCCACCACGACATCGAACGATCCCGGCGCGAAGTCCTGCGTCAGGATGTCGCCCTGAATCGTGGTGCCGGGGCGCTTGGCCTTACGCCAATCGACGCCGGTAATCTGAAGGTCCGGCCGCAGTGCCAGCATGGGCGTCTGCCAGTCCGCTTCCGCGCAGCCAATTTCGAGTACGCGGGCATTCGGAGGGAAGACCAGCGCGCCCGTCGCATAGACGTCCGCGAAGATCGAGAGGCACAGGTCGCCGTGCGGGTTGTAGGGTGTCATGCAGCGGGCGGGAAGCCGCCCTGCGGTCCTCCTGGTAACGGGGGCATGGGTCCGGGCGGCGGTCCCGGCGGCATCGGGGGAAGCGGACCACCCGGCATCGGCGGCGGGCCACCCATCGGCATCCCGCCCATCTGCGGCGGCGGCATCGGAATCGCGGGAGCCATCGGCAGCGCGTCGAGTTGCGACTGCTGCTGCATGTCGAAGCTCACCGAGCCAAGAATGGCTTGCTGGTTCCTAACCTTGAACGCCTTCAGGAACTCGCGCCCAAACGCTCGTGCGGCCATCGGTGACGAGAACGCCATGCCGAGTGCCGGGAACGCCTGCAACAGCATCGGGAGCGCCTGCAACATGCCCATGAGGTCGTTGCGCTGGCGATTTGGGTCCGCGTTCTCGACGCTGCCGTGTGGCTTGAACCGGAACACGCCGCCAAGCATGTCGGCCGTGATGCGCGAGGGAATCGCCGCGTTGTCGATGCTCTCGCCGCGCCCTTCGAGATTGCTGACGAGCGAGGCCGGGGCATCAATGCCGTCCTCACCTCGCTCGGCCAGCACTCGCTTCCAGATCGCATGTCTGATCTGGGCGAGGTCTTCCATCGCCTCCTGAAACCGCTTCACGACCAAGTCCATGCGGACGAACGATTGCTCCGTCGCCATCTGGACTTCGCCTAGTGTGCGGTTCTGCGATGCGACCTGACCGGACGCCACGTCGTTGATACCCGCGATGCGCTCCGCGATGCGTTCGGCCATGTTGATGTGCTCGAAGACGCTCTGCGCCACGTCCGGCACGTCCATCGCTTCGACTTCGCGCATATCGCGCACGTCAATCACGGCACCCGGTCGCCACGGGTCGGTTTGCGGATCCCACAGCGCGGTCTGCATCCGCTTTACGGGAGCCGCGTTCTTCATCGCCCCCCGGTCAGCGGCCATGTTGCGCCACGCCGTGTGCTCTTCGATCGTCGTAATCAGCTTGTGGCCGATGAGCGAATAGCCCTCCGTCGCCCGGTCGGCGCGGGGGAAGAGAATCACCGGCACGAACCGCAGCCGCTCCATGTCGTCGAACTGGAGGCGCAGCAGTCCCTGCGTGGGCAGATGGACGGTGAACAGGTACCAGCGTTCGCCCTTCAGCGCCTTCTCAACGCGGGCCTCAATCCCCAGCGCCTCGTACAGTTCGTCGAGGTTTACCAGGATGATGCCTTCCCACAGTTCCTTCTCGGCTTGCCCGTCGGTGGACGGCATGACGGCCACGCCGGCACGGTCCAGACTCGCGTTGCCTTCGCGGTCACTCACGCCGTGCATCCGCTCGACGGTGTCCTCGTCGTACACCCCGGCGTCGGCCTTGGCCTCGAGCTGGTCCATCCGTCGCCAGAACCGCTTGGCGTAGCAGCGCACTTCGTCGGCGTCTCGCGCATGGGCCGGCAGAATCAGCGAGTCGGCGTACGGGAGGATGCGGTAGACCGGACCTGTCCTCACCAGTTCCGGCGAGTCGATGACCGTGTCGGCGGCGTGTTCGGTCGGATCGGTCGATTCGATGAAGTTGCCGCGCCCGTCGCGCTCCATCGCCAGCGACCCGTCGTCGTTGACGATCGGGCCACCCGTCTCGGGGTGAATCGCGAGCTTCGCTTTGATCTGCTTGCGCACCGTGCGGGTGTCTGTACCTTCCGCGACTTCCAGCAGGCCACGGGGTTCCACCAGGGCTTGCAGCGCCAAGCGGTCAATCACGCTCTGGAGGCGTTCCTCTTCCACCTTCCACTGGTGGAACTCTTCGACCAGCGGGGCGCGGGACGCCGCATCGCCCCAGCCTTCCACGGTGTAGACCGGCTCGACGCCGAACACCGTCCGCATCAGGCGCGCATGGAGGGCGTCGGTCTTCTCGGTGCCGATGTAGCTCGTGAGGTCGGCCGCATCCTTCCACGGGGCGCGGTCGCCGCGACGAATGCGCCCCTGCTCGTACAGCGTCCACCAGTACGCCACGTCCTCATTCGTGGTTGCCCGACCGGACAGGCCGTCCTGAATCTGGTCCGAGAGCCAGATCGCGAGCTTCTTGCGGGCGTCGTCGTCGAGACGGACGTCGAATGGGGAGCGTGGCGCTTTGGACATTAGCGGCGAGGCTTTCGTTTCGGGGTGGTCTTCTTCACGTTGTCGGAGAGCGCCGGAAAGATCGCAGACGTCTGCGCCATTAGCAGCCCCGCTTGCCCGACTTCTTGCTCGTCTTCGTCGTCATCTTCTTGGACATCACACTCACCTCCCTCAGTACCCACCACGACTGCGCGTGGGGGTCGAATCCCAGTGGAACGGATCGCTGTCACGCTGCGCTCGACGCAGGGCCGCGCCGGCCAGCACCTCCGCTTTGCGCGCCGTGCGCGGATTGCGGTACGCCATC